GCGCCGGTCTTACTGCATCCCGGATCGTCGCCCTCGAACTCGTCGAGCGCGTAGGGGTAGAGCAGGTCGAACTGTGCCGACGTTGCAGTGTAAGGCGTCAGGACCGGGAGCAGGGCAAGAACGTTACCGCTCGTCGGCATGGGGATCCTCCTCGAAGAGCCGGTCGGTGATCACTGTGAGCCCGGCGGGATATGGGAGCCCGGTTGCACCCTCGAACGCCTGCACCATTGCAGGGTAGCGAGGGTCGATCACGGGCTGCACCCGTTCCACCTCCGGATGTTCTGTTCCTCCTCCAGCGAGAGGTCGAGGTATTCCGGGTGCTCGGCGACGGCGGCGAGGATATCGCGGAGGTGCTCTTTGCACCGTGCCCGGTAGTAGATGTCCTCGTTGAGGAGGGTGAGCGTGATGTCGGTCGCCTGCCGCATGAGCGCCTGTTTCCGGCGAGCGTCGGCGTCGGTGTGGTGTTTTGAGATGCTCTCCTTCAGGACGTGGTTGAGGCACGCCAGCAGCGGGTCGTCGTACTGGAAGACGGCATCCGGGTTCTTCTTTGCCTCACGATACGCTGCCTTAGACCCGGCGCACCGGTATTTCAGGAACCCCTGCCACGCCTGGTCGAGGAACTTCTCAAGGATCGTGTTCTTGATCGTCTTCTGAAAGAACATCCCGAGCCCGCCAGCGTAGCAGTTGTGCGCGAACCCCGTGCGAGGGGCGTTGGTGAGCGCCTGCGCCGACTGCGGGTCACGGGCGACCATCGCGGTCTTCTCATCGGGACTCATGAATCGGGATGCGAACGATTCGGACATGGTCAGCCCTCGTAGTAGTTCGGTTCCCGGATCAGGCGGCCAGCGACGACAGTGTTCCCTGCACCGGTGCCGATGTTCGTGACCCTAACCAGGTACTTCTTCGTCCGGTCGAGGTAGATCTCCGGTAGCGTGCCGTGTGCCGCGCCCCCTGCTCCGACATCGCCCATCGTGCCCTGGTAGAGGATGTCGACCGGGAGCGCAGCGGTCACGTAGGCGACCGGGGCTGCGAGCGTGCCAGCATCCGAGACCATCGGCGTGTAGTAGACAGCGGGCACACTGTTCATCGACGGGTCGCCGTTCCGGTTCAGGTTGTAGGCGACGAGTTCCGTGCCGGGCGCGATGACGGTCGGCACTTCGTAGATCCCGACGGAGCAGTCGACGCCGGTGTCGATCTCCAGGACGAGCCGGACCACGGTCGCGGCGTCGTTCGCGCTCGGATCGAGCAGGATATCGACTGCAGCTGCAGGGGCGACGGCAGTGAACCGGTGAGCGAACCGGAACGCCCGCCCCTGCCGCACGGCGTGGAGCACGTCGCTCCCGACGATGTGTCGCCCTTCGTCATCGATGATGCCAGCAACCCCGTAGCGGTTGCACGGTGCGAAGGCCATAGTGTCTCCAAAACAGAGAGGGTTAGCTCTCCGTCATGTAGCCCCACATGACGCCCTGGTTCTTGTTGGACGCCTGTCGGATGTTGGAGAAGACGGACCGCCAGATATCGTACTGGTTGACTTCCGCGCCGGCTTCAGGGTCATCGTAGGTTCTGGGCTTGACCGCAGAAATCACCTGGAAGACGCCGGGGGTCCGCGCACAGACGCCGAAGACGTAACGGTTGCCGCTGGTGTCGTCGAGCTTGTCGATATCAGTCGATGCAAAGATCGGGATCTTGAGCGCCGGGTGGATCGAGACTGCGTTTGCCCAGGCATCGAGGCTCTGCGCGGCTGCCTTGTCGCCGACAGCGTCGATATAATATTCGGCGGCGAGCGTGCCCATGACAAATGCAGTTGGGCGGTGGACTCCCATTGCACTGACAGTCTTTCCGAGTGCGAGGGTGGGTTTCACCGAGGACCAGTTGCCGAGGTTGCCGTCCGAGCCATAGGCTTGCGGGGTCGCATTGAGCTGGGCTGCAATCTGTTTGTTGAGGGCGTCTGCGAGCGCGAGCGAAGATGCACTCTGCTGGAGCGTCATCGGGCGACTGGTGCCCCCCGCCATCTTGGCCTCGTCGGAGACCGGAAGGACAACCCGGTCTTTGAGCACTTCGATGTCAAACGACCCCGGCTTTCCGGTCCCGGCGACGGCATGCTCGAACTCACGGAGCTGCGACGCGACCGGGACAGGCCCGAGCGTCGGAATGGATCCCTTGATCTGGTCAAACGGGACGATCGGGCAGATCGCCGGATCCGACAGGGAAGTCTGCTCGTACGTTTCCATGAGGACGGGCATGATCATGCGCTTCTGCGCCCAGGTCCCGTCGATATGGAGCTCTCCCAGTATACCTGATTCTGCCATATTAGAACCCTCCTACGTCGACGACACCTACGGTGCCGTTTGCGCCGCCGACGGTCATCCGGCCGAGCGGCTTGATCCAGTTGCCGGACGGGTCGGTGTCGCATACCTTGACTTTCCCGCCACTTCCAGTCACAACGGCGCCGGTGTAACAGTTGCCGGAACAGTCCACGGAGACTTCTCCCTTCGTGACCGCGCGACCAGTCTTGCCGTTTGTCGCGGTATCGATCGCGACCGCAAATGGTCCGACGCCGTCTTCGGCGCAGGGCGCTCCGGTCGGGAGTCCTGCAGCCGGGGTGAGGGAAATCACTTTGCCCTTCTTGGTGTCGGCGGTTGCGGTGAACTTCTGCACTCGGGTATTGAGGAAAATTTCCCCTGCTTCGTACGCCATTCAGACCACCCGAATCCCGTACTTCTTCTCAAACTCGGACGCAAGGTTCTTGAACTGCGTCTCGTCGCCGTCCGGGGTCTCGCCCGGCGGGGTGCCGACTCCTTCGGCGCCCTTCGCGCCCGGCTGCGTGTTCTTGAACTCCGCGAACTTCGCGAGGAACGCGGCCGGGGCGGTCTCGAACTCCTTGCGGGTCGATCCTTCCTTCTCGCCAAGCCAGCCTTCAGGGAGGTTTACCTTTACGGCGCTCCACGCTGCGTCGGCGTCTTTCTTGGCCTGCGCTGCTTTGAGGTCGGCAAGCTCTTTCTTGAGATTCTCCTTCTCCTCATCGGGTTTGTCGCCTTTCTGTTCCGGCGGTTTGATGAGGTTCGCCATCTCGGCGATCTTTGCGTTCGCTGCCGCGAGGTCCTTCTTCAGGCCCTCGATCTCTGCGAGGTTGTTGTACTGCTGCGGGGGTTCCGGCGTCTTGGTTAGGGCGTCGGCAATCCGCTTGAGCAGTCCCTTGGTTTCGTCGTCAGGCATGTCTGGTTCCTGTAGATTGTGGAACATTGCTCCACTGTCGTTCGGATAGCAGTTCGGGCACGCTCCGCGGTCGAACACGAGAACATGGTTCGGGGTCACCGGACCGGCGATCCTGGTTGCACCGGGTAGCCGGGGGTCCGGAGTCTCCGGGGAAGCAAGGCCGGTCGAGAGCGAGAGTTCGCCCGCGTTGGCCTTTGCCGCAATCGCCGGGTCCGAGAACGCGATCGCACCTTTGAGCACTTTCTCGCCGGTCTCCGTCAGATGGGCGGCGGATACGCTGCCGACCGTGCGGAACTTCGCGGGGAGGGTGCGGGTAACCACGTCTTTGAACTGCGGGTGTTCTGCGGGCTCCCCCGGCCCCGTCTCGACATAGATCACCGGGACCGCGTTCCAACGGTCCGCGGTCGGCGCGAAGTGCTTCGCGTCGTAGAACACGTATCCCCCGTTGTTCCGATGGTACACGTCGAGACGCTGGAGCGTGACGTCGTGGAGGTTTGCAAAAGCGTTCGTGTGAGGAATATCTCCACGAGTCATACAATATGCTTGGCAGGCATCCGATATATAAAAAATTGTGGCCCTTTTTTGGGTATTCTACGTATTATGCGGCGTTATTTCCGGAATTGTCCCGCTCAGTCGCGCGTAAATGGATCTGCTTTTCGAGGTGAGTGATAAACCCCGTGACGCCTCGCGGGCCGTGGAATTGTGATTCGAGGCCATACCGGTTCATATATTGTTTCAGGCGTGTGAGGAGGACCTCTTCTTCGTCGATAACGGCGGCGTTCTTGAGGCGGCGCTGGTAGTTCCGGATCGTGTGCCGGGTGATATCTGCATCGGCAAAACCGGGAAGTTTCAGGATGTCGGCCGGGAACAGGTCGAGGTTCTCCCGGATGATCTGGATCTGGCGATCGGTGAGCGCTGGCGGGCGGGTCATGCTTCGAGTTCCTCCGAGGTCAGGGTGATAGTGTCAGTCTCTTCGACGGCGGCACCTTCTTCCTCGACGCGGTAGTCGGCGTCGATGAGGGTGCACAGGCAGTTCGGTTCGCCGAGCCAGGGGGCTTTATCGATCGGATAGATCTTACCGTGCCGGGCGGCGTGCTCCGGTCGGGTGGTTTCGAGCAGCGCCGAGATGTACTCGAGGTAGCGGACGCCGGTCTTCAGGTAGGTCGCGACCCGGGCGTCGGTCCGGATCTTCTGCGCCTCCGTCCGAGCTGCGGTGACGGCGTTGTGCTCCGTGCCGTCGAAGTAGCCCCGGAGTTCGCGGGCGATCTGGTGCGGATGCATGCCGTCGCGCTGCCCGTCGCTGATGATGCGGAGGATCTCATTCTGGTCACGCGTGGCCATGTCAGCGAGCCACGGCTTGAACGTGCGGCGGGTGGTGACGGAGGCGCGACCGTCGCCGAGGTCTTTGACAATGCGCTCGATGATATCGGTCCCGCCCTTCGCGACCTGCGCCCGGTAGGCGGCGACCTGCTCCTCCGTGATGCCGGCGACGATCTGCCGGGTGAACTTGTCGGCGGTCCGGCGCCGGAGTTCGCCGAGGGTTGAGTCTACTGCGACCGGGACGAGGGTCTCGGCCTCCTCGATGAGGGCGGCGGCGATGGCCTCCTGCCGGTCCGCGAGGACCTCTTCGATGGCTTTGCGCTGCTCGTCGGTCGGCAT